GTCGTGGAGGCCTGGACCTCGCCAGCGTCTCGGACCTCGCGGCGCTGTGCTGGCTGACTCCGCGCCAGCCCGGCGACCCGAAGGGGACGCCGCTGTGGTCCGCCGTGTGGCGCACATGGACGCCGGAGGAGAACCTCAGGGCGCTGGACAAGCGCACGCTCGGCGCCGCCTCGTGGTGGGTGGAGCAGGGCCTGCTCGAGCTCACGCCCGGCGACGTCCTGGACTACGACGTCGTGCAGCGACGGATCGAGGAGGACGACCGCGACATGCAGGTCGAGGCGATCGGCTTCGACCCATGGTCGGCTACGCAGCTCTCGACGTCGCTCTACGGCCAGGGGCTCCCCATGGTCAAGGTTCGGCAGGGGTACGCGTCGATGAGCGCCCCGCTGAAGCGGATGAAGGCGCTGGTCTACATGCGAGACCTCGGCCACGACAACCCGATCGCGGACTGGTGCGTCGACAACCTCGCTGTGGCCCGTGACCCATCGGGGAACGTGAAGCCCGACAAGGCGAAGTCCGGCGAGAAAATTGACCTGGTGGCTGCATTAGTGACCGCGATGAGCCAGGCGATGATCTTCGACGCCGAGAGGGAGGCTCAGGCCGCCAGTGAGGAGCACGGCGCCGGCTTCCTGGTGTGAGTCACCGTAGGATTGACACATGACACCAACCCGCATGACCGTTGCGCTGACTGATGACACTCAGTTGTCAGTCCATATCCGACCGATAAGTCTCTTGCTGTGGCGCGTTAAGCGCGTGCTCCGGCTGGACGCTGAGCTGGACGGAGAGGCGCTGACCATGTGGGTGCCTTGGAGAAGCGTGCTGGCTATCGCCATCGCGCCGGAGGAGGAGATTGACTAATGGCGCTGACGGCGAAGGGCGGCGCGCTCACCCGTCTTACGGTGGCTGATCCGCCGATCACGCTGCGTAGCGTGCGAGGCCGCTCCGCGACGGCGGGGTCTGTGGCTGGAATGAGCATCCGCGGCGTGTGGGAGAGCCAGCCGAGCGTGCGCAAGGTCGTGTCGTTCATGGCGAGCACGGTCGCAGCGCTCCCGTGGCGCGTCTACCGCGCCGAGGACGGGGGCCGCGAACGGCTGTTCGACTCCCCGGCCGAGACTCTTGTGCGCAGGCCCACACGGTTCGCATCTTCTGCGGACCTAGTGACAGGTCTCGCGCTTGACTGGCTGCTGTACGGGTCAGCCTGCGCGGTGCTGGTGGACGAGGAGATCGTCCGCGTCCCCGCGCCGCTGCTCATGCTCAGCACGGACGTGTTCGGCCGGGTGAACGACGTCGCCACGGTCGCCGGCGGGGAGACGGTCAGCCTGTCCGACCTCCCCGTGGCGCTCATGCACGGCTGGGACCCGGACGGCTCAGGGGCCGTCGCCCCGGTGCGCACGCTGCGCGCCCTGCTGGCCGAGCTCAGCGAGGCGGAGGGGTGGCGCCGCCGCATGTGGACCGACGTCCCGCGCGTGTCCGCCCAGGTGACCCGCCCCAAGGACGCGCCTCGCTGGTCGGACGAGAAGCGGGAGCGCTTCCTTCAGGCCATGGCCGACTTCAAGTCCTCGACGTCGGGCGGCTCCATCCCGGTCATGGAGGATGGCATGAAGCTCGAAGCCGCCCCGCAGGTGCAGCCTGACCTCTCCAGCGCGTCCAGCGTCCGCACGCTCACCGACATCGAGGTCGCCGGGTACTTCGGCGTTCCACCGGAGCTGCTGGGAATGCGCGAGGCGAACTACGGCGGATACGCCGCCCTGCGCCGAGACCTGTACACCCGCGTCCTCGGCCCGCTCATCGGCCGCATCGAGGATGCGCTGAACGCCGAGATCGTCCCAGCACTCGCCGGTGGCGACACCGCCGTCTACGGCGTACTCGACCGCACGGAGGCTCAGGACGGCACGCTGCTTGAGCGCGTCCAGGCGCTCCAGTCCGCCACCGGCGGGCCTGTGATGACGCGCGCTGAGGCGCGCGAGCGCCTTGATCTGCCGTACCTGGAGGGCACGGAGGAGCTCATCGTCCCGCTGAACGTCATCCAGGGCGGCCAGGCCAGCCCCACGGACTCCGGCTCGCAGAACCTCAACGGCTCGGACACGAACCAGCTCGACCACCGTCAGCAGGATCAGGCTGCCGAGGAGGGGAAGTCTCTGGCCCCAAAAGCGCGCATGGTCTTGAAGGCTGTGACTTCAAGACCGTCACCTTCGATTCTGGAGCAGATGCGCCGGGCCTACGTCGATGAGCTTCAGCGCGATGGGCTGAGTGGGGCCACCGTCGAAGCCCTGGCAGACCGCATCGAGCCGTTCCTCGCCGAGCAGGCCATCGAGGCCGCCAACGGCGTGATTCTCCGCTCGGGAACTGGCACGGAGACAATCGGACGCGGCGCGATTCGGAACTACATCCGGCAGATGGCCGAGGGCAAGGCCGACGCCGCCGTCGAGGCCGCGATGCGCCTCCTCGGCGCCGTGTCGGGAGATGACGCGGCGCAGGACACCGCACGGGAGACCATCGAGGACATCCTCTCCGAGGACCGCCTAGGTCTGTGGGCGGACGCCTCGACGAAGGACGCCACGGGCTTCGGCTCCCAGGAGGGGGCTCGCCGCTCCGGCGCCGTGAAGAAGATGTGGGTCCACAACGGGTCGAGCCATCCGAGGGCCGAGCACGCCGCGATGAACGGCGAGACGGTGGACATGGACGACACGTTCTCCAACGGGATGCGCTGGCCCCACGACTGGGGCGGCGGGGACGCTGACGACATCGTGGGCTGCAACTGCGACATCGCATACGTGTGGTGAACCGTAGGCTTAGACCATGAAGCGAACCGTTCAGAAGCACGCCCGCGCTCGTATCACCGTGGGTACAAGCAAGGCCGCGGCCGGCCGACGTCGAGAGGACGAGAAGCCCGAGGACGAGAAGCCCGAGGACGAGAAGCCCGAGGACGAGAAGCCCGAGGACGAGAAGCCCGAGGACGAGAAGCCCAAACGCAAGTCGGAGCCCGGCACCTTCACGGCCCTCGTCGCCGTCTTCGGCAACGTGGACTCCGACGGGGAGGTGACCGACAAGGGCGCCTTCGCCGAGGCGCTCGCCGAGCGCCCCACGGTGCCCATCATGTGGAGCCACGGCTACGGCACCTCCGACATCGTGGGCCACTCGACCAAGGCAGAGGAGACCGACGAGGGGCTGCTGCTGGAGTGGAAGGCGCTCGACACCGAGATCGGCCGCTCTGTCGCCGAGCTGCTCGAGGTCGGCGCCATCACGGACTTCTCATACTCGGCAATCGTCGAGGACTACACCGTGGAGAAGTCCGACGACGGCGAAATCTGCCACCTCACTAAACTGGACCTGTGGGAGGCCGGGCCGTGTCTGCGCGGTGCGAATCCTCTCGCCAAGCTGAAGTCTCAGGACGCACCTGAGACCGACGACGCCGCGCAGCGGACCGCCCGTGCCCGGCTGGCCCTCCTGGGCCTCTGACCACCGAAAGGAATGCACCGTATGAGCACTCGTGAGGAGCTGCTTCAGGAGGCCGGCGAGCTGCGCGCCAAGAGCGAGCTGACCGAGGCCGACATCGCACGTGTCGACGAGATCGTGGACTCCGTCGCCAAGATGGATGCCCAGGCCGCCGCCCGCAAGGCCGCCTCCGACAAGCTGGCCGCCATCGCTGAGCGCGCCCCCAAGGCGGCCAAGGCCGTCTCCGACGTCGTTGAGGTCGTCGGCAAGACCGCAGGTGAGCGCTTCGTCCTGTCCCCTGAGTGGCAGGCGTTCAAGAGCCGCTTCAGCGCCGGTTTCTCCAGCGCCACCGATCAGGTTGACCTCGTGGTCCGCGACCTGGTGGGCAAGGCCGACGTGGCCCACCGCGGCACCGCCACCACCGGTGGCTCCGCCTTCCACCTGGGCTCTCCGGTTGACGACGAGGTGCGCGCCCAGTACGGCCCGCTGCTGTCCGCCATCACCACCGGCACCACCGATGCCGCGGTGATCCCCTACCGCGCCCTGACCGCTGTCACCCCTGGCCCCGACATCAAGGCTGAGGCCAAGGCGGACAACGGCACCGGCGCTGCCGGCGGCGTCTTCCCGCTGGCCACCATCGCCACCCGCGCCGACACGGCCACCACGACCACCATCGGCGAGGCTCTGCCGGTCACGGACGAGGAGCTCGCGGACGACTCCGTGATGGTCACCCTCGTCGGCGAGGTCCTTATGGCCCTGGTCATGCAGAAGATCGAGGGTGAGATCGTCTCCGGTACCGCTACTGGCGACCGCCCGCGCGGCATCATTGGTGCCCCCGGTGTGCGCACTCAGGCGAAGGTCGGCACCGGCAACGACGCCATCTTCAACACCCTGCGCAAGGCGCTGACCGCGCTCGGTGACTCCGCCCAGGGCGCCCAGATTGTCCTCAACCCCGAGGACCTGGAGTCCGTGGACCTTGCCGCGGACAAGAACGGCCGCTACCTCGGCGCCGGTCCGTTCGGCGCCCTGAACCTCCAGCTGTGGGGCCACAAGGTCATCGCCTCGACCGCTGTCGCCAAGGGCACCGCCATTGTGGGTGACCTGAAGGCTTATGAGCTGTACTGGCGCGAGCAGTACGTCGCTCAGGTCTTCAACCAGCACAGCGACTACGCCCTCCGTGGCCTGTCGCTGCTGCGCGGTAAGTCCCGCGTGATCGGCGTGTTCCGCCGCCGTAAGGACGTGTGCGTGGCGACCATCGCCTGACGCACATTGACGCCGAGGCCCCCGGTTGATCCCGATAGCGATCCCGGGGGCCTCGTGCTGCGCGCCACACTTGACGACAGAACATTCTTAGGCGTACTGTCTAGTCGCACCAACCGCCGAAGGGAGCCAACCATGCGCCTTGCCCGAGACCTCGCCTCCGCCGTAGCGATCGTGTCCTTTGTCCTCGCCGCCATCTTCGCCGGCATGTACCTGCTCGGTGTAGGACAGCCCGACGACACCGAGCTGATCGCCCCTCAGGACGGCTTCACCAGCGTGTCCGTCCCCGCCCAGGAGGGTCAGCCGCACGTGGACGAGCGACTCGTGGCCCCCGCCGAGGACACCCCGTCGTTCGCCTGAGGAGGCACAACATGCAGACCACGCGCTACCAGATGTTCAGAGATGGCTCTATCGCCGTCGTCACCACCAGAGTCGCCCGGCAGGGCATCGTGGTCGAGACCGAGGAGGCGTACCCGGTCCGAATGGGCCAGGACCCCGCGACCGTCCTGCCCTACGAGAGCCTCAAGATGGCTGCGGAGAACGTCGTGGACGAGCTCGCTGAGGTTCGGGAGGCACTCATGCGGTGCGGCTGGGCGGCGTCGTGCGCCATCCCGAACACGCTCACCGTGTGCATCCCCGGCGGAACGTTCCCGCGGGTCGCCACTGTCTACGGAGACCCGACGGGGATCGGCATCTCTGGGATGCAGGCTGAGCCGCTGTCCCGCGTTCTGGCCGCCGAGGGGGTCAAAGTCCGCGTAGACTGAGTGCATGGCCGCACCTCTCTGCTCTATTGCTGCGCTCGCACGCTCGCTCGGAAAGTCAGAACAGGACCCGAACCTGATCTACGCCGTCGAGCGGGCGAGCGCGCGTTTCCGCTCCGCCGTCGGCCACAACGTCACCAAGGAGACCAAGACCCTGATCCTCGACCCGCCGGCCGGGGAGACGCTCCTGCTCCCGGTCAAGGGTGTCTCCTCTCTCACCGTGAAGCTCGGCGGAATCCAGCTGGAGCACGTCACATACTCCCCCCGCACGGGCGCCCTGCGACGCCACGGCGGATGGGGCACCGAGCTCGGCACCATTGAGGTTACGTATACCGCCGGCGCCGATGAGGTTCCCGACGACGTTGCGGATGCGGTGGCGGAGCAGGCCGCGAGCATCTACGCCACGCTCGCCACGCCCGGCGTTCAGCAGATCAGCCAGGGCGTCCGGTCCATCACCTTCGGCACGGCGTCCACCGTCGGCACCACACAGCGGTGGTCCGAGGCCGTGGAGCGGCATCGCATCGACGGGCAGGGCATCCTGTGAGCGTGTGGTCAACCCTTTTCGGGTCCGAGATTCTCACCGTCACTGAGCCGACGGAGACCGAGGACGCCCACGGCGCCCCGCGCCGGGAGTACCCGGCGGCCAACGCCAGGCAGATCATGGGCGTTGACGTGCAGGCGGGCCCCACTGGGGAGAACAACTCACATCGCGAGGGCGAGTCGTGGGATCAGGTCGCCTACGTAGACGCGGCCGCGGCCGCCACGATCTCGAAGCACGCTCGCATCGACTGGCGTGGCAAGTCGTACCGGCTCGTCGGCCCTGTGCGCGTCATGACTGGCTCCGCGCTGCTCCCGGATGCCGCGGTGCTCAACCTTCGTCGCTGGGAGGGCTGATGGGCTTCGCACGAATTGAGTTCCACTACGACGGGTTCAATGAGCTTCGTCGGTCGTATCAGGCAGAGATCGACTCCATCGGCGAGAGCGCTGCGGCCAGCGCCAACGCGATGACGAACCAGGACGACGGAGACGAGGACCGCGGCGGGCAGGACCGTGCCCCGGCCGAGCCCTTCTCGTACGAGTCGAAGCCGAACGTCACCCGAGCCCGCGGAATCGTCCGCACCGCCACCTATCGCGGCCGCCTCGCCCAGTCGCGCGATGACATCCTCACCCGAGCAGTTCTAGGAGGCTGACCATGGCCCAGCTGATTCTCACCAAGGACCCACTGCCAGCGCTCATTGCCGCGCTCCGAAGCGAGTGCCCGAAGGTAGTGGGCGCCCCGGTCAAGGTCTCCTCGATCCTGGCGAAGGACCCCGGCGCAGGGAACACGATCCACGTGTACGTTGCCGGCGGGTACCCGAAGACCATGGTGTCCTCTGTGGCGACGGTGCTCATGCACTGCTACGCCAAGGATGGCCCGACCGCTCAGCGGTTGGCAGCCGCCGCCGCCGCCACCGTGGCGCTGGACAGGCAGGAGTGGCATTCGGGGCGCGCGCAGAGCGGTCCCTATGACAACCCGCACCCCGATTACCCGCACCTGCACCGCTACTCGGTTCAGGCGGAGGTCACCACGGAGTCGGAACGCCTCGACGTAGACTAGACCCAAGCCCGCCCGAGGTGCGGGGACCCCGCACTACAAGGAGGACTGAATGCCCGTCAACGGCAAGAGCGATGCCTCGAACGTCATTGCGCCTAAGCCGATGTCCGTCATCGGCGGCGTGTTCGTGTGCACCACCGAGGACGCCAAGAAGATCACCACCCACGTCGACCTCGCGAACGTCCCGACCGGGGTGACGCTGGAGGCCATCGGCTACCTGACGGATGCCGGCCCGAAGCGCTCCATCTCCAACTCCACCTCGAAGGTGAAGGCGTGGGGCGGCGACGTCATTTTGTCCACCCGTGAGGGTGCCGAGGCGACAGTCGAGATTCCGGTCGCCGAGTACCTGAACATCACCGGCCACAAACTCGTTTACGGCGACGCCAACGTCACCAAGACGGGCAAGAACATCAACATCGTCGGCAAGCTCAACGAGATTCCGCCTCACCGCGGAATCGTGGTCATCGTCAACACCGACGTTGCCAAGGGAACCGTCGTCTACGACGACGCCCAGGCCGTTATCGATGGTGATGTCGAGATGAACGGCAAGGACATCATGGCCAACACTTTGAAGCTCGACCTGTTCCCGGTAGACGGTGCGTTCTACCGCGAGTTCTGGGTCAAGAACTGACGCACCCAAACACCAACCGAGAGGATCACACAATGACTAAGCCCGCCGCTGGCGCCTTCCTCGTCCCGGGAGCCAAGGCCGACAAGGCTGAGAACCGCTTCATCTTCCGCCTCCCCGGCGAGAAGGAGGACCGGTCGATGCCTCTCCTGAAGCACATCAAGGCGTCTTACCGCCGACGCCTGTCCGAGGTCTCTCGACGCCTTAAGGACGAGAACTCCTCTGAGGACGCTCAGGCGCTCGCCCGCCTCGAGGCCGAGGCGATCCAGTTCGAGATCATTGAGGACTGCTGCCCCGGCCTGACCGACGTCGTTTCCAGCGACCAGCTCGAGGCGATCATCACCGCTTGGGGAGAGGCATCCGGTACCTCAGTGGGGGAATCCTCGGCCTCCTGACGGAGGCCTACCGCTACGAGAACGCGGTGAGGTCTGACTTGCTTGGGATGGGGCGGTCACTCGACGACGTGTGGAGTGGCCGCCTCTCCTGGCAGGACCTCAAGGCCTATCTCGTCAGCCCACCAATGGGCTCATGCCTGGCCGTGGCCCGAGGGTCGTGGTCCCCGAATGAGCACATGCAGTCGCTCATCGTGCACCTGCTGCGCGTCCTGTCCTGGCAGACCGCCGGCGACAAGCGCGTGGACCCGCCCGAGTACATGCCGGTGACCAACCTGATCCGCCCGCCAGAGAACGACACAGATAGTGCCATGCCGTATGGCGAGGGCACCTCGATTGACGAGATGCGACGCATCCTGAACCTACCGGAGGATACCGATGGCTGACGGGCCTAAGCTCGCAACCGCGTACTACGAGCTCATCGCCGCCGCTCCTGGCGCGGAGAAGCAGATCGCGGACATCGTACTCCCGGCCGCCGCGGGCGCGGGGTCCGAGGCGGCCGGGAGTACGATGTCCG